TTTCTCTAGCATTTTTTCTTCCAAACTCATCATATTGATTATGTAATTTTTCGCTAAAAGGTTTGCGTGAAATAATTTTCATTTAATTTCTTTCTTAATTAAACCTTCTGGTAAATTTATATAGTCCTCATGCAAGCAACTTGTGTATTCTGCGTTAGGATAATGCTTTTCTGCGTATTTACTACTCGCAGCACAGCTTGTAAAGTGTCCTACATATTCTGGTTTATTCATAGTCATATAAACAACCAAGACATATTCAAACATCATATCTTCAACCTCCCAGTCTCTATTAAATACTGCATCGTATTTATATAAGCCTGATCCCACATATATCTTCTATCTTCTTTAGATAAGTCTTTTCCATTATCTAGCTCGAAGTGACATTTATGACACAATGCTGCTACTAACGCATCGCTGTTTTTCAGACCCATGCCTTTACCTTGATTGCGATGAGCAGCACATACAGTTCCATCTGATGTGCCGCAATTCATACAAGGCAATCCTCTTAATAATACTAAAAGTTTTTTAGAGCGATACATCTTTCATGTCTGGTAATTTACAACCATACTCATAAGCAAAGAACTTAACCTGCCTGATATATTCATTAAACTCTTCAGTATTTAATGTAGATGTTCTTGTAATAACAATTACCGTCTCATTCTTAATTTCTTTTTCTTCTCGTAGATAGCGATAAGTCAATAGCTCGTGAATTTCTTCTGGCTCGTAGCCTAAATAGTCTCCAAGTATTCTATATAAATGCCATAGATATTTGTTTTGATCTACCGATCTACTGTGCTTACCTTCTTTAATTTCTACTTTCCACATTTTAGTAAAATCCAATTCTTTTAACTTTTGGATTAGGCTACCTAGATTGTGTTTTGTTAGACTGAATCTCATAGTCAACCCATCCTTTCGATTTAAATACTATACCATCTTTTAATGTAGCTTTATACACTGCATTTGGAAATTTTAATTTAATAAATTTAAGCAATTCACTCATACTGGTCTCTCCTTGTAAGTTAAACTTTTTTCATCAAACCACAAACCAAATGTTCCCTCAAATGTATAGTTACGCTGCTTTTGAACTGTAAGGTAAGCAGTTGGTTCGTTCATTCTTTCTTCTGGGCAGTTCCCAGCAAACTTAAGATCTTCAACCTCACGATTACGAAAACATAACAAAATATTGTCACTTAAATTTCTAATATGGCTAGAACCTAATATGTTTGTTGCATCAGGTCTTTGATATTCATCTGACATTTTTCTAGTGTGACAAACTAAAAATACATGGATATTTAAATCTCTACAATACGCAGCTAATCTATCAATAAAATTTTTCTGGGCATCATAATTGTCTTCAGAGATGTCTCCCATCTTCATTAATGAGTCAATCACAAATACATCTATACCCAATATCTCTTTACCATATTGCAGAACAGCAAACATATCTTTAGAATCTGTCACGCCTTGCTGATCGTATATGTATAACTTTTCTAAATACTCATCGCAAAATTCTTTTAGAAATTTTTCAGTTGGGTCTGGAGAACCTAGCTTTTGCTGAACCATGCGTGACAAAGTTAATACAGGTTTCATCTCCATGCTTGCTATAAGAACTTTTGTATAGTGCATCATGTATAAACAAATTTGAGATAGCATCATTGACTTACCATGTCCAGAAACTCCAGTAAAAATTGTAAGCTCCCCATTGCGAACTGCAAAATTACCATCAGCTTTAGCAAACGGCAAAGAATAACCTGAGTTTCGTTCTTCTTTGTAATACTTTACCAACTGCTCGTAATATCCATCAGTTGATTTAATCTTATAGTCTGCTGGAGTAAATGATCCAGTCTCTTCATCAACCTGAGCCTTTGTAATAATAATGCGATCCATTAATTCACCTACGGTCATCTCTTTCATAACACTCTACCTTTAATTTGTGGGACTGTAACAACATCGTCTAAATACATTTTTTGATTTAGATAAGTAGATGGATGTTGCACAAAACCTTGCTTCCAATCTTTAGATTGTTTAATACTTTCTAGATGTTTAATGATTTTATCAATCTCACCATCTAGATTTTGCTTTTTCCATATACCATATGAATAATCCTTCTTTACTTTATTTGGATAACTATCCCAGAATTTTTTAAATGCTTCGCTAAATACTTGGGTTTTGGGTTTTGGGTTATGGGTATTGGGTTGCATACCATTGGCATTGCTGTTGCTTTGCTGTGGCTTTGCTGTAGCATTACTATTCCATCTTTTGTATGCTTTTTCCCTAGCCTTTTCGCTTCTTTCATACATCTTTTCTAATTCCTCATCTATTCTGCTATGGGTATAACAATCTTCCTCTTCTCTAAAAAATAGTTTTAAGATTAATTGTACTTGTTCATTAGTTGCTTGAACTTTCATAGCTAAAAGGTCAATATCCTTAATTAATGGTTTTTCTTGGTCGTAATATAACCATAACAATTCAAGATATATACTTCTTTGTTCATGATTGAGAAAATTAGTATCTTTTTTAAAATCACCAATATGGTGTAGATAATAATTCAAAATAAATACTCCTCCGTATATAAGTTATAAAACACAATTAAATATTTTTTAACACATATTCAATCTGTATAGTTCTATAATTTGGAATTTCTCGATCTGGATGTTTTGCCCAATAAGCTACTGCTTGTGTTGATATATCAAGCGCTTTAGCTAATTCTCTACGGCTTCCGTTAAATTTTTGTACTGCTTCGTTATAGGTCATTATTTGTCCTTAATAAAAAAAATTAAAAAATACCCTGACATTTTTCTCGCTCATGCGTTTAGAGGATGTAGTCAGATTAATTAAGATTCTAATCGGTTACAAAATAGATTGCAAGTAATTTGAAAAAATATTTGCAAATACAATTTTTTTGTTATATAGTTTTATTGAAGTTAATAAATAAGGAGATAATAATTATGGAAGTACAATTTAATCAAGAACTAACATTTGAAGATAAGTATCGTAGCTTTGATGTTAATTTTGTAGTATCAGCAAATGTCCGAGAAGAAAAAGTTGTCGGATACCCTACAGAAGTTATTGTAGATATTTTAGATGTTGAGGTTAGTGATGCTCGTGATGTAACACCATTTGAAAATGGTCAGAGTGTTCTTAATGACCTTAATGAAGATGATGTAGAATTTCTTAAAGATCAAGCAGTAAAGGAGGCAGTCTAATGAGTGCATCTAAAGATCAATACATGGAGTCACTACAATTCGAGCTACATTGTGTAACCAATGCTATTCTTGAGCAAAACGAAATACAAGCAAATGCAATAGCTGGTATTAAACAAGATTTGCTAGAGTTGCATAATTACATATTGCAACAACAGCAGGAGAAAGAGAATGGCTAAGAAAAAAATTGATGATAGAGTAAAGGAAGTCCTGCAAAAGCAGGGCTTCGACTGGCAAGAGTGTTTGTGGGATTGTCATGGCACTTGGGTTATGTACCATAGATTTATTGAAATAGCCGCAGCACAAAACAATATTAAATATGAATTATCAGAAATAGAAACAAATTCTAAAGAAGGTATTGTAGTAATTAAATGTGTTGGATCATTAAAAGATAACACCGTAACAACATATGGTGAAGCTAGTCCTAAAAACAATAAGAACGCATACCCATATGCAATGGCAGAAAAGCGTGCAGTAGATAGAGCAGTTCTTAAGCTTTTAGGATTACATGGTTTTATTTACTCAGAAGATGAGATTGAGCATACAAAACCTGAACCAAAACCTCAACCAAAAAGACTCTCAAAAGAGGAAATAGAGGTTTATGTAAATGCAGCAAAAAGTTTAGATGAAAAAGATAAAGTAGCTTACTGGAAAAGTTTAAGTGCAATCGTTAGAGATCAAATAAGAGAATATACTGATGACCTCGCATCTAAGTAATACAAAACTTCGTAACTCAATCGTGACTGCTAGCCAAGCATGGTCGGCAGTCTACGAAAGACAAAAGTTATGGAGGGAAAAGACTGGTCGTGCAGAACCTTTTGAAGGTAATGAAATGACCGAATGGGGAAACGATCATGAGCATATAGCTCTTGCAGCGTTTGAAGATGAAATGAATGGTATTTGTCGTGCAGGTAATAAGCTTATAATTCATCCTGATAAACCTATTGGAGCTTCTCCAGATGGTTATTTAGGTGATATACCTGTAGAGATTAAATGTCCATTTACCCAAAAAATTTATCCAGAAATTCCAGAACGCTATAGATTTCAAATGCAGGTACAAATGTATGTAGTTGATGCTGAAGCGTGCTGGTTTTACATATGGACACCGCATGAAACTTCAAAAGAGTTGGTGTTATATGATAAAAAGTTTATAGATTGGTTCATACCGAAGGCGGAAGAGTTTGTCCAGTTTGTAAAAGATGATGTTGAACCTCCTAGATATTCTAGGAAACCTATTTATAATAAGGAGATAATATGAAAGTAGGATT